TGGTCGTGTCCATCCATTTTGCCACGAGAATATGCTACAAAGAAAGTAGAATAGTTGATAAGATCTTTGGCTGAATCTTCAAGTGATTCGAAGTTAGGCGCGTAACCTTCGCCTTCCATAGCTTCAAGAACAGACTGCATACGCAGAATCTTACCATACATTTGATCAAGAATAGTAGCGCAACCACGTGGATAATAATCAGGCTGCTTAATTCGCGAGTTTGGATTTTGATAATCATTAGACTTTTGAGTCTGAATCTCAGCGCATTCTTGTAAAACTTTTAGTGACTCTTTCAATTGTATTCTCCCATGTTTAAGATTTTATCGTCAGCAGCATCAATAGCGACGAAAAGCAATTCTTTGAGTTTACGACATTCGTCAGTGGTAAGACGGTCGACTTGATCAAAGATATTTTCAGTTGAATCATCCTTGATAATTTCTTTAAGAACAGATTCCAGAACTTTGTATTGATAAGACATTACTTCACCTCATATTCTAAAAACAAGTTAGTGTTGATTGTACGGTTTGAACCTGCTTTCTTGTTCTCGTACGAACCATTCCAAGAAAAACGCTCAGGCACACCTTTAACTTCAGTAAATTGACCTTCTTCAAAGAACACGTCACAAGGGATGACTGAAATTCTAATGTTGTCAGGGTTACTATTAGTCATGTCAACCAAAGCAATAAAGTCACAATGCTCTTCTTTGCCACCAAGGCTATAAGCTTTGCACTGGCCTTTTGTTTGAATTACACATGTTTTCACTTCAATTCTGTCACCAGGCTTAATGACTACGCCATTTGAAAGTTCAGCGCCATCAATTGAAAAGACATCAAACTCACGAGATACAACCTGACCATTAACAAGGTCAGCAATGATGTATTCGCCATTGAAGCCAGCCATTTGCTTAAGCTTCTCAACATTGACAATGTCAGAACCCATGATGACGTCATAGGTCTTTTCAGCTAGGTAGTGGTACATTTCGAGTTTTTCTTGCATTCTGGAATCCTTCCTTTTTCCATTTTGTACTTATATTATAACACAATTTATGCAAATTGTAAACCCTTTTTTTCACTATTTTGTAATTTTTTTATGATTTCTTCATTATAGATCTGGCAATCACCATCAGCCATAGCAATATATTGATTATAGTAGATAGGCTTATAGTTATCATACTTTGACCTAGATAGATTCTTTCTGAGAGTTTTTGGATTGATTAGAAGTCTTGGCCAGATTTCATAACCATCTTTATCTTTACGAGTACTAGCTGTAATGATATAGTCAAATCCATCACGAGTAAACTTATCCATAATACTTTCAGCAATAGTCTTACTCATAGAGTACCAAGTTTCACCGAGTTTTTGATACTTAATTTCGAATCTGTAATTGAATGCTTTTACGTCCCATCCCCATGTGTTGATGTCAGTATAGTCAAAGGCCTGACAATTAACATATCCATGTGGAAAGCACTGAGCAATACCAAGTTCACACGCAATAGAGTGAAAGGTATCATTCCAAATCTTTTCTTCACTACGTGGATCGTTAATTTGTCTAGCACGTTCAATAATCCCATTGAATTGCCATTTTGCTCTTGGTTTAATATCTGATGTTTTTACAAATATCCCACCAGTAAGAAATTCTTTTAAGTTAAGCATTTTTATATACGAATTCGATTGCGCGATCCGCCTCCTTCTCAAGTGGCCGGTTGTCATACCATTGGCCGGTGTCATTATCAATTTCCTTACACAATGTAGCTATTTCATTAGCTGTGATTGGATAGTTTTGCTTTACAGCGTTACCAGCAATAGATACCATGATACGATATAGACCATGATACCAACCAGTTTCGTTAATTGACTTGTACTCAGTCACAAGTCTCTTATTTACAAATGGACAATCATGATACGAAGTCCAAGATAAAGTAGTGTTATCAGCTTGATTTTTACGATGTTCTACAATCTGATTTTGAATTGCTTCTGGTAATCGATCAAAGAACGTTTTGCCAGTTTTCTTATCTTCAAGAGGATGCTTTTTTATGAGCTCAGAAGGATATAGATAACTGCCGTTAGTGTTACTGAATATAAAGTTGTATGCATTAGCATATTTCCCTGGTACGTAATACATTCTTGAAAGATCTTTAGTTTGTCTATCTCCGATTGATCCCAATTCAGTTTGGAGCGCAAACCAGAATTTTCTGATTCTATCTCTGCTAACAGCTTCTGCAAGTGGGAAGACAAGGCGGAACTTTGGATGAGCAATGGTACTACTCGCAGTAGAATAGCAAATGTAATACCAGCGACCATATAGAATGCTAAGTTCATTTTCTAGGTTTCCTTTGAATACATGCTCATCAACGTCAACTGCAGCCCAGCCAGCCCACTCAATAACATTATCATTTGCACGAGTGGTATCTGGCTGATATATTGCAGGAGACATAAGGGGAGCATCTGTTTTAGATGCAATAGGTCTTTCTGCCAATTTATACAATACATTCTCGAAGCTTTGAAAGTTATCAAAGTCAAGTCGATTATTAGTCTTGTTATCGTATATATTCTTAAAAAGTGTGGTCGAGCAGATCATGATTATCTTGGTGACTTGGTGGAGACCAATCATCTGGCTTTACCAAATCTGGTAAGCCCAATGGATTAGGTCTAGACTCTTTCACTCCAACTTCCTTTGCCATATTTGCTTTCAAAACTTCATCCCATGCTTTATGAGCATCTACACCAAATGCGTCAAGTGTGCCAATAGCCACAACGCATAGATCTATAAGACCATCAACAATTTCTTCTGGATCTGCGTTTTCTACAGCTTTGGCTGTTTCGTCAAGTTCTTCTCTTAAAAACTTGACACGAAAATCTAGAAACTTTTGTAATAGTTCTTTTTCATTGTTTATTTCACGAATTGCAACCCAATCATGTACTCCATACTTTTCGTGCATATCGTAAATATCTTTTACCCAGTCTTTCGACATATGTGTCTCCTTCAATTTTGTATATTATATCACGTTTCGTTGCGATTGTAAAGGAGTATTTTCTCAGCTTTACCAACAACCCACGGATCTCTAAGTGGGAGCATTGCTCCGGTATCACCATTCCAATCTTTGAATGCTTCATCATAAAAGTTAATATTGCAATCATCTGGATTCTCTTTCTGTAAATCACGTAACTCATTAGCCCAACGCTGCCAAGTGTGGTCATCAACAATATTATCATCCATTTCATAATAGATATATGAATGAACAAGCATTTGCGCTCGTCTCTGTCTTATCTTTTCCTTTATTGTTTGTTTATACAAAGAAGTCCTCCAACGATGCTTTACGTTCATGAGTCCAGCCAAGAGCAATTAGGATTGGTTCAATTGGATCAAGAAACGTCTTTTGGAATTGTGTTTCGTAATCAATGTAACGATCAAGCTGTAGCTCTGGTGGCAGAAAGTCTTTGAATGATACGACATTTTCACGCAATGGATTAGGTAGTTTGAGATAAGTAAACTTGACCTTGTCGCCATTCTTGATAGTCTCATACTTGTTTGTGAGATTACCAGTCAATGCATTGTTATGAAGAATAGCACCACGGACGTGAATTGGTGTACCTTTGGCATAGACATCTTTTTTACGAACCCATTTGTTGATATCTGATACGCTACGTGGGAATGCGACCTCATGAGCTGGCAAAGTAAAGAAGTGATTTCGGAAATGACGAATAGCTTCTTGAGTCTTATCTTCTGAACCAGTCACAATTACCTTGAAGATCTCTTTCAAAGCCTGACGACATTCAGATGGAGTAGAAGACTTAATGGCTTCAATACCCATGATCTTAAGTTTTGGTTCAGCGTATTGAACACCTTCAGAGTTATGGACGTTAAGAATATAGCGTTTCTTGGCAGTCCAAATACCGACATCTGCAATTACCTCACGACCCATCTCCATACGTGGGCGTGCGCACTGAAAGTGATCAAACATTTCTTTGTATGAGTCTGCAATCTTGGGTTCGAAATGTTCTTGGCAGATCTGATCAAGCCAAGCAACTGGCTTCTTTGGATTAAACTTTTTGACTAATGGACCAAAATTGATGTACAATGAATCAGTATCGATTGCAATCACATAATCGTTATCAGTTCCAAGAAGGTCATTCATTGTCTTATTGACCGTTTGTTCAGCCCAGCGAATAGCTGTTTGACCAGTAAGTGTAATAGCTTCAGCCATAGACACATCATTATACCGGAAGTACTTATTACCAAGTGCGCCATAAAGACTGTTCATCATAATCTTAATAGCCATTTGCTGATTTTCATACCGGTTCATATCACGTTCAATACGATAGATTTCTTGCTTTTGACTTGGATCTACACCCTGACGTTCTTGTTGAGAAGCCAACATCTTTTTCTTGATTTGAGAACGTTCAGCATAATAGTCAACAATAAGGTTTGGTAGAACACCAAACTTGTCTTTACGAAATGATACACCATTGGCAGCAAGAACGTTTTCAGTTTGAGGTCTTGGGTTACTACGACTAAGACATGAGTCTGGTGTAACACCAAGTGTATGACCCTCAACAATAGTCTCTGGAGACATATTCCATTGAACAATGATATTAGGATACAGTGAATTCAAATCAAATGACACAACCCACTCATGGAGACCAACTTGTGGGACTTTGACATAGCCACCAGCAAACCCATGATCAGGAGTTGGATAAGCAGAGTTAACACGTATCTTTTCAACGTTTGGATATATGTTGTCTTTGGCAAGTCTACGATAGATGATAGTATCCCACATCGAAGTAGTACCAAAGGCATCCATATAGTTTACACCAGCTTTGTAAGCAATAGTCATAACCAAAGTGATAAGACCCATCTTATCTTCGAGACGATCTACCAGTTCAACGTCTTTAATATTATAGTCAATGAACTTTTGAAAGTCAGCCTGATATAGACTGTGAAGTGAAGAGTGCTCTTCATAAGAGAGTTTCTTTTCACCAAGTACAACATGTGAGATATGATTCAATGAATACGATTCTTGTGGGCCATAGGCATATCCAAACTTTTTGAACATATCCATATAGTCAAGAGTTACAATACCCATGAGTTCATAGGCTGTAAGTTCACGGCCTTTGAAACGAATCTTACGTTCACTTGGTTGATTGCCCCACGGAGACAAACGACCTGAGATACCTTGGCCAAGAACCTTTTCGATTCGATGCACCATGTATGGAATATCAAAGCCGCGTACGTTCCAGCCAGTGATTACGTCTGGGCAGTGAGCAGGTGAATTCCACCATTTGAGAAAATCAGAAAGGAGTTCAAGTTCACTATTGACTTTACGATAGACGACTGTATGATCTTGCATAACGCTATTAGAAACATTATAGTCTTCCATACCCCAGACAAAATAAGTGTTATCAATATTGTTTTTACAAGCAATAGAGATAATTGGATACAAAGCATCGTCAGGTTCTGGGAATCCTTGGTCAGACTGAACTTCGATATCGATTGTAGTAATATTGATACGGTCTCTATCAAACTCAATTTCATCAGGCCAAGTTTCAGCAATATACTGATTTGTAAAGTTTGAGTTACCGTAGATGTTGAATGAGTCTACACCTTCCATTGATTGGAGGTGATCTCTAGCAGCCCGCATAGACTCATATAGTGTTGGCTCAATATTGCGACCATCTAAGGACGTATAGCCAGTGGCGCGGGCAGAATTATGAAATAGTGTTGGCTCATACTTAATCTTACGCATGACTGGTTGACCGTTGTCATAGCCACGATAGAGTAAGTTATTGCCAAAGCGGTTAATGCAAGTATAGAAATTCAAATCAATATCCTCATAATGTAAGTATATTATAACACACTTTTCGCAATTTGTAAAGGAAAAAGAGCCACACGAGGCAGCTCTTTTTTAACAATTTAGGACAAGGCGCTGTTTTCTTCTTCAGTATATGGCCACATTAGATTAGTATCCCTTTTCTTTGAAGTTCTCTCATTCTCATTTCGAGATCAACATGATCTGTCGACTTTGAAAGATACTTAGTTACTGGATCCATCCATAAGTTCTTCCACCATGTTTTAATCACGGCTGAATTCCTTACCAATTGACTGAATTGCTTTTCTATTCAATTCAGCAAGTAGATTGTGATAGTCTTCTTGTCTATACTCGCCACAGTTGATCAGCTGTTGTGCAACATGCTGATTGGCCGCCGCTTGTCTAGCGAGAATGTAACCAACCATTATACCTTGAAGTGTATTTTTTAACCCAGTCCAGAGTCCTTCAAGCAGACTCTTTGAGTAGTTTAGTGCTATTGTTGTCATTTGTTTCCTCGTTTGAACCAATAGTGATTTTACGAGGCTGCTTCTCTTCTGGAAGGATAACTTCTAGTTTGACAGTTAAAATTCCGTCCGTAAGATCTGCTCCAGTTACTTCCGTATACTCGGACAGCCTAAATGACTTGCTCCAGTTTCTAGCACTAATACCTTTATGAACATACTTATCTTGTTCTCTACGCGCAGGACGATCACCTCTGATGTACAAGACGTGGTCCTTTACTTCGATATCAATATGTTCTTGTTTGAACCCAGCCACTGCAAGCTCAAGTGTATACTTGTTAGTATCTTCTTTTACTACGTTATGTGGTGGATAGGTATCTTTTGCCTGCTTGTGAATATTTTCAAGTTCAGCAAAAATGTGGTCGAAACCTAAAAAAGCGTTACGCGGAAATGCGAATGTTCCAGTCATATGATTCCTCCTATTTGACTAGCAAGGTTAAATGGACCCGTATTGAACGGCATCCTATAATATATATAATACTTTTTTTCTAAAAGTAAAGGGTTTTCTAAATTTATTATTTCTTTCTATTTTTTCTCGCGTTTTTGCGTTTAGTAGATCCTTTTTTTCTTCTCCCTTTTGGAGGTCTGTTCTTGTGTGGCCATGGCATTACTTAGTACCTATATTGTACTTAGGACACAATTGCCATTTATCTTTATCCTTATAAGAAATGATTTTGATTTGTCTTAAAGGAGCTTTGTCTTTAGACTGTTCTGAGTTTACAATAGTAATAAGTCCCCAGTCAGATAAGAGTGTAGCTACAGTATTACGTCTCTGTAAATCATTTTCCATAAGATTAGAGGGTTTGCCATCTAGTAAAAACAGCTCTTTAAAGTGAGTGATAAAGTATCTGCCCTGTTTATGCAAAATATGGCAAGATTGATACAGAATACTATCTTTTCTTGATGCGACACCAATTCGAGTTAGTGTTTCGCGCACCTTGAGAAAGTCATCAGGTTCATTCAAGGACACTTCCAGCATCATCGCTGGGGTCCATTCCTGAATTTCACTATTTTGATTTTCCACCTTTATACACCTTTTTTGTTAGTTCTTCAAGTTGCGCATCATTTAGTAAGGTGAGAGCTTGGCGGGCTTTTTCGTTGCTGTAACCATAGTATTCTTTGACCGTCTCTAAATCGTCGGTCTTAGTCGCTTTCAACCACTTACTGAAACGCTTTTGTTTCCTAACAATATTTATAAGAAAATCAAATTGGAGGCGTCCATCTAAGTGGTGATGGCGATTCATTTCATTAGCTAATAACACGGTATCGTAGAAATAAGACAGACCACGATTAACCATAAATCCATTGTAAGCTTTTTCAGCTATATCATCAACCATTATATCTTTTTTGGTCGTATTGATAGCATTTAGATATTCAAATGGGTTCATTTGGTCTTTCCTCTTGGTCAGGATGCCAGTGAGTCACATCACCAGTAAGCCAACCAGTCTTTTCGTCATTCACAAAAATATGCATACCATTATAGGTTACACCTTTTGCAGATATGTAGTATCCTTCAAAGGTACCGCGCCAACAACCAACCGGTTTGAAATAGTACCAAAGGCGTTGACCTTCAACAGGCATTTCTTCACTAGTCTTTTTCCACATTAAAACCAACCTAACTTTACGCCATTATGAACGATGATAAAAAAACAAGCGACCAAATGAGTAAGAACCCATGTTGTACGCAAGATAGCTGCAATGTCACTTTCATTATTGTCTCCTATTTTTGAACCGATTGTTTTAGCCCAAATCCGCCAGGATTTTCTTAAACTCATACAAATTCAACATTGGCCATGACTTCAGTAAGACAGGCAACTGTGTTAAGTTCGTGATCAGCTACAAATGCATTCTTATATTGGTATTCAGCCAAAATAAGAACCAATTGCGGGATAGACTGCGGCTTAACGTGTTGGTTCATATTATCGTAAAGACCACGGAAAATAGCTGGCGGATCCATATCCATATTATCTGCCACCCATTTACGCATATCTTTGAACGATTTATCTTTAAGAGTTTTCATAAGAGTTGGAAACAAATCAGTACTTCCAGAGTTAGAAGATAAAGCTTGAAGTGTTCCAGTCACAGATGAGCGCTGAAGTTCGTTAAGAACTCTTCGCCAATCTGGCATATGCTTCATAATGATAGCAGCAATAGTATCCTTATCGTAAGTCACATTCTCTTGAGTCAATATTTGCTCAGCCCTTTTCATAAAGAGACCGGCACAATTAACTGCTTGCGCTTTTGATGGGAAACTAAATTCATATACACCACAACGAGAATGAAGTGGTTCAATGACTCGATTCTTAAAATTACAGGTTAGAATAAACCTACAATTGTTTGCAAACTCTTCAATAAAAGCACGAAGAGCTGGCTGAGTTGATTGTGGATTAAGATAATCAGCCTCATCGAGAATAACTACTTTATATCCACCTTGTAGTGATACAGTAGAAGCAAATTGCTTAATCTTACCACGCAATGTGTCGATATTGCCCTCTTCTGAACCATTGATAAGAATCCAATCAAGGTTCATTTCATTACAAAGAGCTTTAGCAACAGTAGTCTTACCAAGACCAGCAGATCCAGTGAAAAGCATGTTTGGCAATTCACCTGTTTTTACTACCTCTTTGAAAAAGGCTTTAAGGTCTTGTGGTAAGATTACGTCTTCAATAGTTTTGGGACGATACTTTTCGACCCATAGAAAGTCATTAGACATTCACAGTACTCCATAATAAAAATATATTATAACACATTTTAGTGTGTTTGTAAACCCTATTCTTCAATATCTGGAACAGGCTCTGGTCCAAAATATTCTGGGTTTTCTTCTGTCTCTTCAGTTTCTTCTGGCTTTGGCATATTAACTTGAGCAAAGGCAGCAATCCTTTCGCGGACTGCTCCAACTGAAGCTAGTTCATTACCTTTGAAGGCGCCTCTTTCAGAACAGGCGTCAATGATCTTTACAACAGAAAGTAAATCATTAACATTAAGTTGTGGTGCGTCCATCAAGTTTCTCCTTAATATGTTTGACACGAGATCTCATCCAAGAAATAGCAGTATTGATATGACCAGTATCTTGCGGTTGCAATTGAGACTCAGCATATGCAATTTCTTCTAGCAATACGACTAATCGATCACTTTCACTTACCAATGACATACTAGCCTCCGTAGTTTGAGCTGGTTTCAAGAGCAATAAAGTAATGCAAAGGCTTAGTAGTATGTTGCCATTTTGAAATTAGCTTAGATGAGATTTGAACTGTATAATCACCAGGCATAATCTTAAAGTTAGCAATATTGAATACAAACCTATATGGTGCAGACGCCTGTGGTCCATCAACAGCAAGTTCAAAATTATTTGCTGTTGTATCCTCTACGTCTGTCACTCTAATAGTTACACTTGAATCACCAGGATTAGCTGTAACTACGACGTCACTTACTCCAAGCGCTGATGCAGCTTTTCGTAGCTGAGAAATATCAGCTTCAGTAAGAGTAATAGTGACCTCGGGGTCAGGCATGCTGATGGTCTTAGATGGAGATGTAAGGATGGAAGGATCAGAGAAGAAGTAATTGACTGACTTTCGATCCTGTTTAATTTTAACAGAATTAAAGTCAGACGAGAACGCCAACTCTGGATCATCAAACATACCTAAGACCCCGAGGAACTCGTTGAGATCATAGATCCCGATACTATTGGTTGGAAAGCTTTCTTCGACGTCAGCAAATGCTAAGATATTCTTAGCCATAGCAACAGTCTTTAGCTCAGTACCACCGTTGAATACGATGTTAGAATTGATGGCAGCAAAGTTTTTTAGCACATCACGTGTTTCATTAGACAATTTCATAATTAGTAACTCACTTTCACTTTATAAGGATTTTTGTACATTGAACCGAAGTCCATTTCAGCTTGACCTTGGTCCCAGTCTTCTTCATCATTCAAATCATGCTGGTGCAAGGCGATAAGCGCGTAATGGAGAATCTTCATCAGATCTTTTCGGTTAGCGCCATCTTTCTTACCATAGCGTTGGGCATACTTGAGAACATTCCCAAGAGCAAAGCCCATGCCATGTCCACAATCGATGATAAACTCAGTCGATTGAAACTTGTTTTTAGAATAGTGACCGTTATAGGTACTATCTATATA